GGGCTCTTGCGTGGGAGAAGACCATGGACGAGATGGAAACGAGCTTCGAACAGGTGACGCTGCCGCCGGTGCGGCCGATGCTGGCCGGGGGCCGGCCGGTGGCGAGCGCGGCGTTCGACGGCTACTTACGCGGCGGCGTCGAGACCAAGGCGCTGTCGGGCAATAGCGGCGGCGAGGGCGGCTATGCGGTGCCGCGCGAGATCGACGCGCGGATCGATGCGACGCTGCAGTCGATTTCGCCGCTGCGCGCCATCGCCAATGTGGTGACGGTGGGCAGCAGCGGCTATCGCAAGCTGGTGGCGAGCGGCGGCTTCGACAGCGGCTGGGCGGCGGAGACGGCCGGGCGGCCGATCACCGCGACGCCGACCTTCAACGAAGTCGCGCCGCCGTTCGGTGAGCTCTACGCCAATCCGGCGGCGAGCCAGGCGATGCTCGACGATGCGATGTTCGATGTCGAGGCGTGGCTGGCGGGCGAGATCGCGCGCGAATTCGCCCAGGCGGAGGGGACGGCGTTCGTCAATGGTACGGGGGTCAACCAGCCCAAGGGCTTTTTGACCGTGCCGACCTCGACCGCGGCCGATGCGGGCCGCGCGTTCGGCACGCTGCAATATCTGGCGACCGGCGCGGCGGGGGCGTTTGCCGCAAACCCCGAGGAGAAGCTGATCGACCTGGTTCAGGCGCTGCGCGCGCCGTATCGCCAGGGGGCGGCTTGGGTGATGAACTCGGCGACGCTGGCGCGGATCCGCAAGTTCAAGACCAGCGACGGCGCGATGCTGTGGCAGCCGAGCCTGTCGGCGGGGCAGCCGGCGACGCTGCTGGGGTATCCGGTGGTCGAGGCCGAGGACATGCCCGATATCGCCGCGAACAACCTCGCCATCGCCTTCGGCAACTTCCAGGCGGGCTATCTGATCGCCGAGCGCGGCGAGACGCAGCTGCTGCGCGATCCCTATTCGAACAAGCCCTTCGTCCATTTCTACGCGACCAAGCGGCTGGGGGGGATGGTGAGCAATTCGGAGGCGATCAAGCTCCTCAAGTTCGCCGCGAACTGAGCCGGGAGGGAACGACATGGCAGACAGTTTCGAAACTCGGGCCGACGAGGTGTCGGCCCCGGCGACGATGGCGGTGGCGGTGGTGCCGAGCGACACGCTGCCGTTGCCCGATATCCCCAAGGCGCTGTATGTCGGCACCGGCGGCAGCGTGACGCTGCGCGGGGTGGGCGGCGGCGCCGACAGCGTGTGGAAGAACGTGGCTAGCGGCACGATCCTGCCGGTGCGCGTGCAATATGTGCGGGCGAGCGGCACCAGCGCCGCCGACCTGCTGGCGCTCTATTGATGGATGGGCTCTCGCTTTCCATCCCGGCGGTGGCGCGCAGGCGCGTGCTCCCGCCGAAGAGCGTGCCCACGCGGGTCGACCGCACCGGCAGCAGCGTGGATTCGACGCTGCGCACCACCGACAGGAGCTGAGCATGGCCAAGCAGAGCATCAACGTGGGTGCCGCCGCCAATGACGGCACCGGCGATACCGAGCGCGCCGCCTGGATCAAGGCGAACGCCAATTTCGACGACCTCTATGACGGTGCGGCGCGGCTGGCCAAGATCGAGAAGACCGCCGCCTATACGGCGGCGACCGACGATTGCGGCAAGTCGATCCGGGCGGATGCCAGCGGGGGCGGCTTCGCCATCACCCTGCCGGCAAGCGCGGTGCGCGACGGCGACTTTCTGCGCGTGCAGAAGGGGGATCCCGGCGCCAACCGGGTGACCGTGCGCAATGCTTCGGCAAGCGACCTCGCCTGGCTTTCGGCGCCGGGTGACGCGGTGTGGTTCGTCTGGTGGAAGGGCGCTTGGGAGGCGTTCGACTGGCGGATCGCGCCGCTTCGGATCGTCTACGCCAGCTCCGCCACCAGTACCAAGCCGCCGCTGGCGAGCGGGCTGGAGGTGATGGCGATCGGCGGCGGTGGCGGGGGCGGCTCCGGCCGGTGCGGGGCCAGCGCAAGCATCCGCACGGGCGGTGGCGGTGGTGGCGGCGGCATGGTGCAGCTGCTGCGCCTTGCCGCCGCCGCGCACGGCGCGAGCGAAGCGGTCACGGTGGGCGCCGGTGGCATGGCCGGCCCTGCCGCCGGAACCGCGGCTGCGAACGGTGTTGCCGGCGGCGTTGGCGGGGCGAGCCTGCTGGGCGCGCTGATCCGGGCCGATGGCGGCAATGGCGGGAGTGGCGGCCAGCTGGCCAATGCCGGCGGCGGCGCAGCGCTGGTGAGCGGCACCTTCGGGTCGCCGGGCGGCGGCGGACCGAGCGCATCGACCAACACGGCCGGACCGGGCGCCGCTGGCGTCACCGGCGGGGGCGCCGGCGGCGGGAGCATCGACGCAAGCAATATCGTCCGGCTCGCCGCGGCTGGCAGCATCGGATCGAACCATGCCGGCACCTCGGTCGCCGGAGGGACGGCGGGCACCGCCGCAAGCCCCGCCGGCGGGTCGGGTGGCGCGGCGGATCCGGCGTTGCATTCCGGCGGCGCCGGCGGTGGTGGCGGCTATTCGGGCAACCTCACCGGCAATGGCGGCGCCGGCGGACCGGGGGGCGCGCCGGGCGGCGGCGGCGGCGGCGGCGGATCCTGCGATGCCGGCTTCGTCTCCGGCACGGGCGGCGTCGGCGGGCGCGGCGAGGTGCGCGTCACCTGGACATTCGGCTGAGGAGGGGGCGATGGCAGTCTATCGAGTGATCGAGGCGGGCGTGGTGATCAACCGGATCGAGTGGGACGGCGTGTCCCCCTATGATCCCGGCGAAGGCCGGACGGTGGAAGCCGAGGCGGAACCCGCCGCCGACTAGGCGCGCGCGACGGCGCCGCGCGGAACCGCGGCTGCAACCAACAGAGGGAGAAGAAACATGGACGCACCGCCCTTTCCGGCGGCGGCGATCGCGAGCGCGTGCGCGGCGGTTAAGGACTATCTGCGGATGGAAAGCGGTGCCGAGGATGGCTCCGTCACCGCCGCGGTCCAGACCGCGCTGGCGCTGGGCGAGGCCTTTACCGGCACCGCCTGGATCGCGCGGAGCTGGCAGAGCTGGCTCAGCCGATCGCCCGACTGGCAGCGGCTGCCAGTGGCGCCGGTGATGGCGATCGGCCCGATCGAGACCGTGGATACCGACGGCGCGACGGCGGCGCTGCCGGTCGACGCCTATACGATCGACCTGGATGCGCGGGGCGAGGGCTGGGTGCGCCTGTTGCAGGCGAAGGAGTCGACGCGTGCGCGCGTGACCTTCGCCGCCGGGACGGCGGCGGGGTGGGACGACCTGCCGCCGCCCCTGGCGCAAGGTGTGGTGCTGCTCGCGGCGCATCTGATCGAGGCGCGGGGCGACCCCGGGGCGCCGCCGGCGGCGGTCGTGGCGTTCTGGCGGCCGTGGCGGCGGTTGCAACTGATGGCGGGGGTGCGGCGGCAATGCTGGAGCAGCTGAAGGCGCGGGGCGAACGCGTGGGGCGCCAAGCGGCCGCCGATACGGCCGGCCGCTTGGGCGAGCGGGTGCGGGAGGCGGTGCCCGGTGTGTCGGTGACCGTGGAGGGCATTGTGGTCACGCTATCGGGACGCGGGCTGTGGCGGCGGTGGCTCGCCGATCCGGCACTGCGCTGGCTGGGAGGGCTGCTGCGATGAGTCCGCAGGACGCGATCACCCGCGCGGTGCGGGCGGCATTGGCCGGCGAGGGGGTAGTTTCCGAGGTGGTGAACGGCGTGTTCGACGCGCCGCCGCAGCGGGCGGTGCGGCCCTATCTGCTGGTCGACGATCCGGTGCTGACCGACTGGAGCACCAAGGACCAGGACGGGCGCGAGGTGCGCATCGCCGTGCTGGTGCGCGACACCGGCCCGGCGCGGCAGCGCGCGCGTGCGCTGGCGGGCGAAGTGGAGGCGGCGATCGCGGCGATGCCGGCGGCGCTGGAAGGCGGCTGGCGCATCGTGAGCCGGGTGCTGATCCGCTCGCGGCTGGTGGCCGAGGATGACACCAAGCTCACGGCCATCGTCGAGCATCGCGTGCGGATGCTGCGGACTTCTTAGCCCCTCCTCCTTGGAGGAGGGGTTTGGGGGTGGAGGGATTCCAGACCGTCTGTTGGTCTCGGTGAGACACTGCCCCACCCCAAACCCCGCATCAGGTGAACAGCGCCCCGCGCTGTTCAGGCGCTGCCGGGGGCAGCGCCGACCTGATGCGCCTGAAGGGGGGGCTTTAGCATGAGACAACCAAAGGAGACGAAACATGGCGGCGGAGAAGGGTAGCGCGTTTCTGCTCAAGGTGGGCAATGGCGCGACGCCGGTGGCCTATGCCACGGTGGCGGGGCTGCGGACGACGCAGCTTTCGGTGAACGGCGAGGCGGTGGCGATCACCAGCAAGGATTCGGCCGGATGGCGTGAACTGCTGTCCGGCGCCGGCACGCGATCGGTGAGCGTGTCCGCGGCGGGGGTGTTCACCGGATCGGCGGCGGAGGCGCGGGTGAAGGCCAATGCGCTGGCCGGCACGCTCGACGACTATCGGCTGAGCTTCGAGAGCGGCGAGACGATGACCGGCAAGTTCCTGGTCACGCGGCTGGACTATGCCGGCGATTTCAACGGCGAGCGCAGCTACACGCTGAGCCTGGAGAGTTCCGGCGCGGTGGTGAGCGCGTGAGCGGCGCGGCCAATCCGGTGCGCGGCGAGGCGAGCTTGCGCGTCGGCGGTGTGGGCTTGGTGCTGCGGCCGAGCTTCGAGGCGCTGGTGGCGGCGGAGGCCGAGCTGGGGCCGTTGTTCGCACTGGTCGAGCGCGCCGCGCGCGGGCAGCTGGGGCTGGGCGAGATGGTCGCGCTGTTCTGGCATTGCCTGAAGGCGGTGCCCGAGGGGCTGACGCGCGAGGCCTTTTCCGAAGGCGTGGCCGCGGCCGGGCTGGCGGCGGTGACGCCTGCGCTCAAGGCGCTGATCGGCCAGATTCTGGCGGGGCGGTGATGCGCTTCGCCGAGCGCGCGGGGCGGCTGGCGGGGCTGGCCGGCCTCGCCTTTGGCTGGAGCCCGGAGCGGTTCTGGCGGGCGACGCCGGCCGAACTGGCGGCGCTGGTGGGTGCGACGGGTGGCGAAGGCGGCGAGCCGCCGAGCCCGGACCTGATCGCGCAATTGCAGGAGCAGTTTCCCGATGGATGAGGAAATCGAACGGCTGGTGGTGTCGGTGCGGGCCGACACCGCCGGCTTCGCGCGCGACGTGGACGCGATGCGCGGCACGCTGGAGGGCCCGCTGGAGGCGGGCGCGGACAAGGCGGGGAAGGCGATCGAGACGACGCTGCTGCGCGCGGCGCAGACCGGCAAGATCGGCTTTGACGACCTCGCCAAGGTCGCGCTGAAGGCGCTGGACGAGATCGCCAAGGCGGCGATCAGCGCCGCGATCCCTTCGATCGGCGGGAGCGGGGGCGGTGGTGGCGGGCTGACGTCGCTGCTCGGCGGGCTGCTGGGTCTGCCCGGGCGGGCGACCGGCGGGCCGGTGAGCCCCGGGCGGCCCTATTGGGTGGGCGAGCGGGGGCCGGAGCTGTTCGTGCCGACCAGCGCGGGGCAGGTGGCGGCCACGCCACAGGCGGGCGGGCGCGACGTGCGCGTCTCGATCACCGTGAACGCTGGCAGTGGTGAGGCGCCCAGGGCGCTGGCGCAATCGAGCCGCCAGGTTGCGCGCGCGGTGCGCAGCGCGCTGGCGGGGCTCGACTGATGGGCTGGTGGCTCGCCGAGCGGCGGCGCGGCCAGGCCGAGGGCGTGATCAGCCGGTTCGACCCCGTCTATTGGACGGTAAACTTTCCCCGGCCGATGATGGCGAGCGTGGTGACCACCGCGCCGGATGCACTGCGCGTCGATCTGGTATTCCAGCGGCGCGGTGATCTTGCCGGGCTGATCTGGGAGGCGGAGGACCGGCTCGATCATCCGCTGCTTGCCTATGCGACGCAGCGTGACTTTCGCGATTGCCGGTTGCGGTTTCGCTGGCGGTCTTCGGGGGTGATCGCGCTCGATGCGGTCAACGGCCCGGTGCTGACGATCGAGGGGCGCGACGCCAGCGGGGCGGCGCGGGCCTGGTATGTGCGTCTGTGGAACTATGCGCAGGGCGCGCCCGACGATGCCGAGGTGACGATCGACTTCGCGACCGTGGCCGGCGGCTTCGTGCTGCCGGACGAGGGCGATCCGGTATGGGCCGGGGATGTCGACCGGATGTTCGTCTCGCTGGTGCCGCCGGGCTATGTCGCCGGGGATGCGACGCCGCTGGCCGGCGCGGTGGAAGCCTGGGTCGAGCTGACGGGAATCGCCTGCGATGGGTCGGGTTCGGTGCTGGCGATCGGCGACGTGGTGGTGCCCGAACATCGCCTGTCGATCGCGACCGGCTATGACGATGCCTATAACCAGACACCGGCGCGATTGCTGCGCAGCATGCTGCAGCTCGGCTATCGCGGCGACATCCTCCATTATGTGGGGATGAGCCATTATCTGCGGCTCGAGCCGACCTCGGGCGGCTTTTATGTGAGCCTAGCCGGGGGCGTGCTCAACCGGGCGTGTGCGGCGTGGCATGCGGATTTCGCCGCGCGGGCCAAGGCGCTGGGCTATGGCGTGATCTGGTCGCTCAGCTACGAGCTGCTTGACCAGCATTGCTGGGGCGACTGGAAGCAGCGTGGCCCCGATGGCAGCCCAGCGCTGACCGGGTGGAGCCCGCCCTCGACCTTGCTCTCGCCGGCGCATGGCGGGGCGATGGGGTATCTGCGCGCGGTGGCGCTGGCGTTCGTGGGCATTGCGCAGGCGGCGGGGCTGGCGGTGAAGTTCCAGATCGGCGAGCCCTGGTGGTGGGTGATGGCCGATGGGCGGCTGTGCATCCACGATGGTGCGGCACAAGCGGCGCTGGGCAACCCGGCGGCGCAGAATTTGCGTGGGGCGGTGGATACCGGGGTGCTCGATGCGGCGGGGGCACTGCTCGCGGCGTCGACGCTGGCCTTGCGTGACGCGGTGCGGGTGGCAGCGCCGGGCGCGCAGGTGTTGCTGCTGGCCTATCTGCCGACGGTGCTCGATCCGGCGATGCCCGAAGCGAAGCGGGCGAATATGCCGCTCGGCTGGGCGGCGCCGGCGTTCGATGTGCTGCAGCTCGAGGATTATGACTGGGCGGCGGCGGGCAATGCCGCCGCGTCCGAGCAGGCGGTGGCGGCGGCGGAGGCGCGGCTCGGCTATCCGTCGGCACGGCAGCATTATCTCGCGGGCTTCGTGCTGCGCGGCGAGGACAAGGCGCAGTGGCGGGCGATCGCCGAGGCGGCCGAGCGCGGGCGCCGGCGCGGCGTGGCGGCGACCTATGTCTGGGCGCTGCCGCAGGTGGCGCGCGATGGATTCACCCATTTCGACCAGGAGGCGGAGATGACGCCGTTCGACGATGTGGCCTTCCCGATCGCGCTGGGGCGCGAGGCGGAGGTGGCGCCGGAGCTTTCCACCGCGATCGTGACCAGTGCCGGCGGCGCCGAGCGGCGCAACGCGGCCTGGGCCGAGGCGCGGACGCGCTATGATGTGGGGCCGGGGGTGCGATCCGAGGCGGATATTGCGGCGCTGCTCGGCTTCTTCCGGGCGCGGATGGGGCCTGCGCGCGGCTTTCGGCTGCGCGATCCATTCGATTACGCGGGCAGGGACGAGCCGATCGGCGTGGGCGACGGGCAGAACGCGCGGTTCGAGCTGGTGAAGACCTATGGCGAGACGGTGCGGCGGATCACGCGGCCGGTCGCGGGCACGGTGGCGCTCAAGTTGAACGGGGTGGCGACGGTGGCATTCAGTCTGGGCGAGGGCGGGGTGGTGACGTTCGACGCGCCGCCGGCCGCCGGTGTGGTGGTGACCGCCTCCTTCCTGTTCGACGTGCCGGTGCGCTTCGCCGAGGACCAGCTGCGGGTGAGTCGCTCGACC